CAATCCTATTACCGCAGCTTTAAAATTGTCTGTAACTGAAAATATATGTATAAGAACATCTACTATTAAATTAGATGCTCTTTTAAGTATATCAACCAAAGCAGTTCCTAATCCTTGCCAATCTCCTTTAAGAATTGCTACTATAGATTTAAATAAACCAGCTATTATTTGTCCTACATTTCTAGTTATACTTATTACTAATCCCCATGCGGAACTATATGATTCAGAAAGAAATTCACCAAACATTTTCCATAATTCAGTCAAAGAACTTACTATTGATTGAAATGCAGGTTTAAGTTCAGAAAATAAAGCAGAAGCAGCACCATTAATAAAGTCTTTAAAACCATCATACATGGCTTTAGTACTTTTTGACATTTTATCTCCTTGTAAAACAAAGTATGTCATTGCTGCTGTTACAGCCGATATGGCTAAATAAACTAATCCCATACCTTGAACTAAGGCTGGGATGTTATTTTGAATACCTCTAAAACCATAAGGTAAATCTTGTAGAATTAAAGAAATACTCATTAAGCCTTTATTAAACTTTTTAGACGATCCGTCAAACTGCTTCATTGCATTAGCAGATTGCTTAATATTACCTTCTAAAACTTCAAAGTTTTTGCCTAATCTTCCTAGTTCTCTATTTATAATTTCAGATACAATCTTAAACTCTTCAGCATTTGCTTGTATCTTAATTCTAATTGTTTCATCTACTGCCATTATCCTATAGGTTTGATATTATTATACTTTTTTAATACTTCTTGTAATTCATCATTACTCATCACTCTTTGCTTCACAAAGTTACGATTATCGCAGTCAAGTTGTAAAATGTCAGTAGGCTTTATCTTTTTGCCTTTACTCATGTGAATATTTATCAATAAAGTAGTCTGCCATCTTAACTTAACCCAGTCTTGTTCCTCTTGATGTCTTTTACCATACCACACAAAGTCTAACTCAGCCATTGTCATATCCCAAAACAAATGGGGAAGCACTTGGCACTCCCCCATTGAAAATCTCTCTATATCAATCCACTCTAATTTTTTTTTACATCAGAGTTTTTACCCTTCTTGGTTTCTGGCTTATCTAATCCACTTGCCATGCTTTCAGATAATGCTTTGAAGATATCTTGTAGTTTTTCACTAGTAATACCTCCCATGTCATCTATCCAATCACATACATCTAAATCCGTAAACTTAGGAGTAATACCTTCTTTATATAAAGGGTATTCTGCTGCGGATTTCAACAAGTTAACGATAGCATCTAATGTACTATCACCACTTAAAGCATCTCCTATTTCTGAAGGACCAATTCCTTGTAGTTGACAGAATCTTTTTAAAGACCATGTGCAAAACCTCATAGATATCTTAGTCCCATCGCTTAGGGATAGTTCGTAATGTCCTCTCATATTTTGGTGTTTTTGGTGTTATTATGCGTTAGTAGCCTGAGTTAATTGACCTTGTCCTGTGAAAGATGCAGAGTAAGTAACTGGCGACTCCATGTCAGCAGTAATATCTAAACTCTCTACAAATGCAGAACCAGACCAAATTAAATCACCTACAATCGGAGTTGATCCGTTAACTGTAGTAAACTTAACTGTAACTACTCCTCTTCCGTTTAAAGCAGAAAAAATATCTCCTACTACATAATTTGTACCTGTAGGTTCAACTGTAGTAAGACCATCTGTAGTTAAAGACCAAGAACGCAAACCTGCGATTTGATCAGCCCATCCACCACTTGATTTAGTTGTTGCATCTGGTAAGTCAGCACTTACAGATAAAGAACATGATGTAGAGTGAGCTACTACTTCAGTGCCTACTAATACTACCAAGTTTGTACCATTAAAAATTCCTGTTGTTGGCATTTTATTTTATTTTAATTTTTTATAATATTTGAGTTACAAAATGTTCGAATACAATGACTCTTTTAAACACATAAGCCTCATCTACATAATCAAAGGTAGCTTCATTAGATGACATTCTACGAGTGACTATTTTAAAGTCAGGAGAAGCACTTGGGTAATCTGGCACATTAACGCCTATGATCACTAACAATTCATTAGCCCACTGGTCTACCGATTTCTGCCCTACTTCACCTGACTTAAATGTTCTATAGACAATATCAAATTGGATAGTAACATCAAAGTTATAACTCTGTTTATCACTATTCTCAATAGATGTTTGACTACTAATGATTAAAAACGGAGGCTCTACAGTATCAGGCGCAATAGTATCGTAAACACCCAAAGAAAAACTTTGTGATGCTAACTTATCTACATAAGCCTTTCGTATAGCATATCCGCAATCTTTCATTAAGCTTCTGTTTCAGCTTTTACTTCCTCAGGATTTTGTTCTTGAGCAAGTTTTGATAAGAACTGAGTTAAAGGTAAACCATACTTAGTCGGCAATTCTTGAATAAATGCGTCTAATTGTTTTACCTGCTCTTCGTTTAATGTAATTGTCATGGTATTGATTTTGTACAAATTTAACGAAATATATTTATATCTTAAATTCCTTTATAGTATATAAAAGTTGGCTATACCTCTTATCGAAGGATGTCATCAAGAATGGTCTAGTTGCTTGATTTGTGAACTTTTTAGGGCTTTGTACCATATATTGCCTAGCAAACTTGCTTTGCTCACCTGGACTTATATTTACTAAAGGAGGTAAATTTATATTAAATCTAGTACCAAATTCAACATAAGGGGCATATTTAACAGATTTATTACCAGCACTAACATATCCAGATAATGTTTTCTTGTCTACGTTTCTATGAGTAATGCTTCTTTGAAGTGCACCAGACTTATATTTTACTTCCGATTTAGCATCTTGTTGGATAAGAACTAATGTTTGATTAATTGACTGAGCAACGTGCTTTTCAAGCCTATCACTTGCATTAGCAAACTTAGCCCTTAAGGCATCAAGTCCTGTAATACCCATTGAAAATGCTGCCATTATTTAAGGGTTGAACAGCCTATTAAAAAATATTTATTACGATCCTGTTCGTTAATTACAGAGTTGATTACATATAATCTACTTTGAAAGCTGATTACCAATTTCTTATCAAATACCTTAGATGTTGTATATCTAATTCTAAATGAAATATCAGTAGCAAAGCCATCTGTTCCTGCTATATTTGTTCTTGATTCACTATCTCTTACAATCTCAGCCCAGCAAGTATAATAGTCGGCAAGAGTATTAACAAATCCACCTGCACTATCAGATACGCTAGTCTTACTTTGAAAAGTAATCCTATTCATTAATCTTCCTATCATTATAAAATAACGTTTATGCGTTTAAATGGCTTCATAAGCTCGTATGCGGTCATCAAATTAGCTGAAGGCTTGGTTGCCTCAACTGAAGATTCTCTGTACTCGTATAGGTCTGAAACCATCTTTAAAAGAGCAGTCTTCATTGTTTGAGGTGTAGTAGCATAACCACAAGTGTAAGTGAACCTAAACTCGTTGTTATAGATGCTAGTCATATATACTTTTTTTGTAGTATCTCCAAGAACTTGGTATTCACCAGCAGCCATTGATACCCATGCAGTATTATCCCAATATTCTACTAATGATATTGTGTTAGTAGGAACATAAGGTAGCTCTATAAAGTCATCCACATAGGCTACAACCTTTAAAGTTCTAGGAGTCATTGCAACTCCTGCATATTGCTCAAGTCTTGTTTGAGCTGTGTTAATTAAAGCTGTGATTAATGTATCATCTTCGCTATAATCTACTCTAAGGTAATTCTTAGCTTCAGCTAAAGTAACTACTGTTGCTGATGGAGCTACTGTGGTCGTTATATCTCTTACTATTTGCATTATGCCATTATTTGTACAAAAATAACTAAAATATAGCGGACATAAAAAAAGGAGGCAGTTTGCGGCTGCCCCCTTTATATTTTTTGACTATTAAGTCACATTACCTAAGCCACGTTACCAAAATCTCCGTACACAAACGCACTGTTGTAGTAGATAGGGAATGCAATACGAGCTTCAACTCTTACAGTAATCAAGTTCTTTTGGAAGTTATCGCTATCCATTTCAGAGAACT